CTTTCTAACAGTACCCTGTGCCTTATCATAACTACGCATAGCTCCCAGACCTAGTATACCTAGTAGAACTTGCATAGTTATATCTGTATCTATAGTAGGAAAGGAGCCTGCATAGCCAAATAGTACATTAGCTATGAACCGAAGTAGTGGTTCTAGTATAGAGCAGTAAGCTAGTGCAAGTCCACAAATCCAACCGATAAATGGCCTCCAACCGGATGTAAATAGACTAGAACTACCAGCTTCTACCTTATTTACCCCTATCTGAGCTAGTTGTAACTGGTAGTTGTTGTTAATTTCAGTAGCTGCGGCTTCTAGCTTACCTTTAAGTTCTGTATCGGCATCAGGGAAGAACTTGTCTAGGCCGGTTTTAACTAGATCAAACCCTGCTGTTATAGGGTCAAGTGACATAATAGCTCCTATACTGGCTGAGTAGGCCAGATAACATTAAATGGATAGCCTTCCTGTGTTGTTATATCTCTAAGTTGCTGGCGATAGAACTGCCAAGCATTGTAGTTTTCCAATCTCGTAGATGCTGATACTGTATCTGTCCAGTCAGTTGTAGTTAGTAACCGTTGACGTTCTTGTTTTACTTTACTAGCTGCTTCATCGAATAGTAACTGTTGATAATTTTCAGGCTCTTGCCATTGCTCTATTTCTAGGTTCCAGATGTGGTAGTTAGAAGGTTTTATTGGTAATTTTTTAATAAGACCATCTTTATAGTAGGTATTAAGAATATCTAAATTAGTGTCAGAATCGTATGTTACACTAGCAAGAGTATCGGGTAATACGATATCATTAATACACATAGCTGAAGTTATTAAACCAGTATCGGTCAAAGTCAATCTATATTTTACCATAATTGTCTCCTTTATTTAACAAATATATAATTATTATTGGCGCTTCCATTTGCACCTCCCGTTGCAGTACTAGGTGTATATGTCGGAGCGCCTGTAGCAGAACCACCTTGAATAACAGTTATCTTACCGGAATTATTTGTTTCTTTTATAAAACCGCTGAAAATCTGTCTATGTATACCAGTAGTACCTCTTAAATCGCAAATAAATCCAGAATTTATTATATTAAAATATACAGTATCCTCACCTGGAAAACTATAATTAACTTCAACTCCAGAACTTGAATTCGTATTAATAACCCCCAGTATTCGTAAAGGTGGTATGGATGAACTATAACATAAATCTCCGTTTTCTTTAAAAACATCTAACCCATATCCATTTGTAAGGACATCGGCTATATCTACTATTTTAGCGACTTTATAATCATAGGTAGCTGTAATAAGATTATTGGGTGTAGTACTTCTGATATGTCTGTAGGGTCTATTTAACCAAGCAGTTGTAGTATATGGAACTGCATATGTCCCGGTATTTGGACACCATTTTCCTATTGGGTTTGGATAACCTGTAAGAATAGGAGGAGCTTGTAAATTCTGCACAGCCTGTATAATACAATACTTCATACCAGTTGGTATATTAGGTGTATCTGGAGATTCTACCATATAATTACAAACCCATCCTATTGTAGAACTACTAATGGTTGGATTTATAAACAAAAAAGCATCTTTAGGTATAATATGTACTGACCCTACACTAGGTATTTGATTAAGCCCAAGAGGTTGTTGAACGTCGTGATAATTAGTAACACCAGTTACTTTGTTCCCGCTTTCAATAACTTGAAAATTTTTATAACTAGAATCTATTTGGATATTATTAAATGTGTTTAATATCGTTAAACCATAACTCATAATTAATACCTGAAAATATAAAGATAGGGGTCCTCCAATTCATATGTATAATACGATGCTGACACTCCCGTATTTGGAACGTGATAATAGGGATATATAGTAATAGTAGTCTGGTCGTTGGATACGTCAATCTTACACCTATTAGTATTAATAAATCCAGAAAATTCACCATTTGTTAAAGTACCTGGAGTACTGACTATAAAAATACCTGGCGCACTACTTGTTGGGGCTGATAATGTAAGAGGGTACATGCCAAATAACGTCATTACTCTGTCAGTAGTGTCTAGCAAAGTACCACCACTACTGTCAAAAACCTGTAATCCATAACTCATACCACCTCCTAAGCACTCAAATTACCAAGTTTAACACGTAGTACGTCAATGCCGTTAGAACTGGAATAAATTTTAATAACCTGACTGTCCATTTCCATTCTAGCACCAGCAGTCCCAGACTTAACACTAAAGTTACTTGTACCTACAAGAGCAATACTCCCTATCAAAGCAGCTGGAATAGCAGCATCATCAATAAATGTAGTTGCATTGCTGGCGGTTAGCTTACTAACAGTTGCAAAAGCGCCTTGGTTTCTAATACTAGCAGCATCAATCAATGCATCTGCATAATCCTGTGATACATTCTGAGGTGCAGAAGTAACAATATCAATCGCCCAACCTGTTTCCCACTGACTTCGTGCAAAGTTTGAATACCCAGCAATAAAATCTTTAACCATTACTTTAGGAATACTCCAAGAACTTGTGGGTTCGCCGATATAGATACAACATTTACCTAAAGTAGAATCGTAACCAAACCTAACTCTGTTGTCTGCAGCTGTTGAACCCAATAGATTGGCTTCTGTGCTGTACCAAGCTCCTGAGTTATAGTGGTTATAACCTGCCAAGTTCAGACTAAAAGATTTATCTTGGCTGTAGGTATAGACATTCACCGTGAATTTCATCATCGTATTAGTGAAACCTTGCGGTAATATAATCCTAATCATGCCTGTGACAGCGAGTTGATTATTGTTAAAACTGGCGCCTACAGGACGAGAAACTGATAAGGTGTTATTTTCTTCAATAACATTAGAAACTCTTGTGTCGTTGTAATTAGTTACATCTGCATAATCAGCAGGTTTTCCTGTTCCTGTTACTTGAGCAGACCAATTTGCACTATTTGCTGTAGCTAATGCGCCTTGCCCAGCAATACCAGCCGCTGTGTTATTGGCAGTAATATCACCCGCAAGCATCCAACTAGCACCAGACCAGCGGTAAACAGCAGGATTAAGGGTGGTTGTATCCACCCAAAGGTCGTTCAAAGTCATGCCGCTGGTTGGTGCGGTCGCTTGTTGAAATACCCTGCTTTTAGTTGCGTTATCCTCTGGTTTTGTTGCCCCATTTACCTCTGCCCATTGCTGTAAGTTATTTAAAACTTTTCCATTGGCAGAGTCGATATAGGTTGTTGTGTTATTGCTGGTTATTAGGTTTAAGTTTGCAAAAGCACCGGCTGAACCTCCAGCAGACCAACTAGATGCTTCTGTTTGATTTGCTAAAGCAGTACCGAAATAGGCTTGTGTGAAAAATGCCCAACTATCGCCTTGACCAGCAAAAGTTCCGTTTTTACGAATAACAAATCTTGCAAAAACTGCATTAGCTGGTGCAACTCCAAAACCATAATGGCATTTATAACCAGCAAGAGTTGTACCCCCAGATGCTTCAGCATTATTACTTACTAATGCTGTATTACCTACTACAGAACCAGCACTATTAAACCAATATACAAATACATCTACTTGACAACGATGCGCTCCAGTCTTTCCTTGGTACTCATATCTAGTACCAGCTATTACAGGTATATTCTCTGTACCAAAGTCAACATATCCAGTTGGGTTATTTGCATTATCTTGATGAATCCAACCAGCATGACCACCTACTGGATACCATCCACCCAAATCTACACCTATAGTAATACCAGTTAATAAATGAATACCCGTGATACTCCAACCGGATAAAGAGGCATTATAAAAATCAGAATTTTTAATTACATTTGTACTAGTACCTATAGCTAAATTAGAGCTATTTGCACCAACAGTTGCATTATCTGCCGGCTTACCTACCCCACCTACACCAGACCAATTAGTAGTGCCTTCCCAAAGACCTGAACCACTGGCTAAAACAGTATCGCCAGATAAATCCTTAATAATAATGCCGTTAGCATATAATGTACCTGATTTATCTAATCTCCACCCTGAAAAAATCCCAGCATTACTATAGTTATCACTTTCTAAGATGTTACCAATCTGTGCCATATTAGTAATATAGGCAACATCGGTAGTCAAAGCACTGGCTAGTAAAGAGCCAGCAATAATCTGGTCTCCGTCTATAAATGCTTTACCTGCATCAGCAGTTATCTCTGTACCACCTTTATAAGTAGCAAGAATTCTACCTCCAGCAGCAATAGCAGTAGTGGCTGAAGTTGTACTATGAAAAGTAGTATCTCCAGGAATGTAATATAGATAAAGAGTTCCAGTAGTCCATTGAGCATTACCAGCATTAACTGTTACGTTTGTAGAGCCATTCTTTATAGCTACAAAAGAACTCCAAGTTATATAGTTATTAGCAGGACTATTCGGGGTAAATTGTAAACCAGTATAAGTGTAAGTATCTGGGTCTACAGATAAAGCAGTACTAGCGGTTCTAGTACTTTCAGTTCCTGTTCCAAAACTATCATTAGGAGTTACGGTATAGAAATACTCAGTACCAGCAGTAGCTTCAAAATCAACATAGTTACTAACAATTGTTATAGTTCCTAGAAGAGTACCACCGGTAGCGGCAGAATACTTTTTAAAAGTATAACTAACAAGGTCAGGGTCACTTGGAATAGTTGCTTTTATATAAGCAGCCCCAAAAACAGCACTTACAGTAGGTGTAACATCAAGAACAGGGGCTGGATTATTAGGAACAACCTCAACATAATTAGATAAATCACCAACTAAATCTCTACTAAAAACTCTAACTCTAAACTGTCTCTGAGAAGTTCCAAAGATAGCAGCATTTTCAGCAAAAGTAAGTAGAAAATCACCGCCTTTAGCTGTGTTAGGAGATACTGTGTAAGTTCCTTTAACAGTACTTGTAGCATAATCTAAGACCTGAACTACATAGTCTTTAAGTTTATCTAGTTTAGTCTCATTAGCAGTTGGAAAAGTCCAAGTCAGCGGCAAATCTCTTTGCTGAAATACAACTCCAGCGGTATTAGGAACTACTACATTAGTTGGCGGCAGCAAAGTAGAAGTTGCGGAAGCTACTCTAAAGTTATAAGCTACAGTAGTTACAACTGAACGCAACCCAGAAAAAGGATTAACAGCCCAGATATAAATATCATAGACACCTGGAAGTGGGTACTCAATGTCAAAGTCAGATGTACCTAAGTTTCTGGCTTGCTGATATTCTTGATTATCTCTACGGTAAGAAATATCAAAAGTAGCTCTATAGTCTTCAGTACCACTAACATTCCAATCCCAGTCAACAGCTAGTTTAGAGAACTCAACAACACCATTAGAGGAGAACACTTCATCTACTGTAATATTACTAACAGCTGGAACTGTAAAGTTATTAAAGTTAATGAAACTACCAGAAGGCGTAGCAATAGAACCTACTGTCTCGATATAACTATATTTAGACTCGTTATGGGTCAACCCAGTAACTGTATAAACGTGTTCATCATCTTTATCAACCTTGATAACTTTAACTGTTCTAGGAGTTAAAGCTGTAGTTGAGAACAACACAGTTCCACCAACAAAAGGTACTTCGCTTCCAGTATAAGTAACACTAGAGAATGAGCCATTAGTTTGTGTAATTGCTTTCGATAAGAATGTAGTACCATCATTACCGATAAACTGAATGGTATAACTAGCATTAGTTAAAACTATTGAACGGTCTAAAGCCAGCGTTGTAGTGCCTGCTAAAAGAGAACTTTCAATAATTATCCCATGTTTAGGGTCAGTTACAACATTATCACTGTCCATAACAGAAACTAACTCACCTATTTGATAAGAAGCACCTTGGAATAATTGTCTAAAAGTAACTAAATCAGTAGCATAGCAGTTATTATAAAGAACAGCTCTAGCCTTTCTCAAAGCTTGTGCTTCACTTTTACAACCAAACAATACTACGTCTGAGGTTTGCAACCCATATCTGTCAATTAAAGTCTGTTCATAATGAGTAGCAGTATCACTATCACCAAATAGTTCTTCTCTAGCATAGGTTACATTGACTAGATTAGTTCTACCTTCTAGGTCATTAGATGAGTACTCAAAAACACCATCAACTACAGTAGCATTAGATACTACTTTAGTAATGCTTTGGCCTGCGCCATCCCAGATAATTGAAATCTGGCCTAGACTATTAGAGGAGAAGTTAGCATTACCTAGATTTAACAAGTAAGTTAAAAATGTCGGAACATTATCTCTTTCAATAAACTGAAAGTGCGCTGTATATCTAGGTTCTTGACCACCTTTACCATCTGATACTAACTGGTCACAGTACTGAGCATACAAGTAAAAGGAACCTACATCAATATCACTAGCAGCAATCTCTAAACCCCATTCAGAGTCTAAGAAAGTAGAACCATGTTCTCGTAGAACCCAGTAAGTTATCCAAGCTAAGTTATCAGTATATTCTCTAACTGACTTGAACGCACCATTCCATACACCAGTATAAGCCCTAGTAGTTGGATTATAATTAACGGGTAAAGGTAATTTAATACCTTTAACTTTGAACTTAATTTCAGGAATGGAACCACCAAACTGAGCAGCATCCTTTAAAGTAACACCAACTAAAGCTGTATGTGGGTAAGTCAGACTAGATTCAACTATAGTAGTAATAGCAGATAAAGCTGTAGTGCTATAATGTTTATCATTTGAATCATCAGCAGAATCTCGGACAATCATAATGCCCCAAGAATCAAGTTCTCCGGTAGTATCTGGCTTTTCTAATCTTACATCCCATGAATAAGGATTAGTACATTTACCATTCTTAGTAATAGTACTAGCTAATTGCCAACTTCCTGGACTACCGCCAAATGGTTGATGTCTTTTATAAACAGATAGAGTAACTGTGTAACCTACTCGGTCTCCTAGGTCTGTTACTTGCATTAATCTAGGAATAGTTAGGTTAATTCTAGCCGCATCATACATACCTAAAAGTGAATAGATATGCTGAATACCAGCTTTTAACTCAACCGGAAATACACCACCACCAGTTAAAGGGGCTTCTACCTCAGAGAAACCTTTAATAACAGTCTGGTCAACTGTACCTTGTCTGACTTCGTAGTCTACGGTAGAGCTATAGTTACTAATACTTGCACTATTTACTAGAATATCCTCTACGCTGTCTATTTGGCCTTCTGATAAGGCAAATAATAGTCTCATTGTCTGTTTAGAGGATAGGGTATCAGCAGCTTCTACTGGAGTATGCCCACCACCTTTCTTTTCACCATAAATTACTGGTAAGTTTTCCATTATGCTGTAACCTCTTCTGTAAATGCACCAGATGAAATAAGTACTGCACCACAATAAGGATTACCAAATATAAGTGGTACACTACCACCTTGGTTTCTTACTATAGGTGCGCCATTAAATAAATTAGATTTGTTTTGTTGTGCGGCAGGGTCTTGAGAGAATTCTGGGGTAGGAGACAAAGCAGACATTAGCATATTAAGGCCTATGCTAAATGCCATTAAAGCTATAGTATTTATAATAAGCATAGCTGTACCTAGGCTTAAACCTGTAGCAGAGGCCATAGCCATCGCTGCCGCCATACCTATTTCAATACCAGTTTCTCCATCTACTTCAGGAACAATCAACAAAGTATCAAACCCTTCAAAGCTAGAGAACACAACCTCAGGTACTAAAGCTACAAAACTATCTTCTCTAGTAGAATCAGCTAATACAAACTTATAGTTATTATTTAACAACTCATCAGCAAAGCTATCACCTTTCTGTAAGCGGAGCAAACTAACTACTTCTTTTATATTAGAAGCAAACAATTCAAATACCTCAGGATTTTCACCTGAAAGAATAACAACATTTAGTTTAGCCGACATATTTTAATACCTTATTTATTCTTCCTAAGAAAGTTTCAAAAGGAACTGATACACTAATCATACCTTGATGAATAACCTGACCTTTCCAATAGATACCTAAATGATTACAGATAAAGCCACCATGGTCTAATAGAACTAGATTACCATCAGTAAGTTCTTCAAAAGGAATTTCTTTAAACCCATAATCCTCGAAATAGTCACTAAATATATCATTCATGTGTCTAATATCTTGGTAATCTTTATCTACTAGAGAATCTCTCAGGATAATATCAAGTTCAAACCTATAAAAGTCCTGAACTAAATTATAACAGTCATAGATAAACCATTGAAAAGGTCTACCGATATACTCATTACTAGGAACTCTTGGAAACTGAACTGGGTCTGTAACTGTTAAACTCTCACAACCAACAATTAACCAAGGTAAACCAGTTTTCTTCTGATTAACATAGTCAGCATAACTAGGAGTTCTTAAATCAAATAGTTCTTGCTTTTTCAAAGCTCTAGTATGTGAATGAACAACTGCTATAGCTTTACTAAACCATCTAGCATAGTCTATACTATCTATTCTAAATGACTTTTCCGGCTCCTCAGCAGTATTCTTTACAGGAATAAAGTCATCTTCAGTTAGGAAACCACACATTTCCTGCGGATAGCAGTTTAATGTATGCTCTCTAATCTTCTCAGACTGTTTAAAAGTCAATACTATTCTATCTGACATTTTTATTAATCCCAAGCCCAGGAAAGTCTTTCTTTAACATCTGCCGTTTAGGAAGGAAAGCTCTTTCTTTATCTCTGAAATCCCTTAACTCAAAGGATAATGTAGTTCTATTATGGGAAGTCTTTTTAGCTATAAAGTATTTCAATGGCGGCAGCGATACCTTACTAGGGGAATTCAAATAAGGAGTAAATGTTCTAATATAAGTAACAGTAGCACCTATAATATCCCCGTAGGCAAAAGCTAACTGACCAATATACTTATTAACATTGGCTAGTACTAACTTTGGTCTTGGAGGCGCACCATCAGAAGAAAAAGATACTTCAGAAATCTGTATAGGGTACGGAACGTAGTCATTACCACCAAAACTAACAGCTTTTATATTAACTAGGTCAGTAGAGTCAGTCATAGTAGCTACTCTAAGTACACTACCAACTAGAGCCGGAACATTAGTAGAAGTTAAATCAATCTCAAAAAGCTCTACTAATGCTGGAACTTCTGATTTTAGAACATCTTGATTAATAGTCATATGTCGAAGACCTGAACTAACTTACAAGAAATAGAAAATACGCCATTTCTATTTAAAGTTTTTCTGGAGTACCCTTCATTAGTGATTCTGAATTTCAATTGTACTGTTTCATTAGTAGGAGTCCAAGTTAGTATTCCCCAAGAACCAACACTATCTAATACAGTTTCTACAGTATTTCTTTCAGTTAATGTTAAAGCGCCCCACTCAACATTCCATGAAGCTACCTTATTATTAATCCCATTAGGTGCTATTTGTTGATAGCCATCCCCAAACTGGGAGGAGATGGCTCTGAAACTAACAGACTTATCACTTGAAAGTGCTATTTTATTAGGTAAAGGCAAAGCTGTCGTAGTCATGTCTTATCCAAATTTAGTAGTTCTGTTAAGTGAGTTGCCTGGTCTAGCTGCTAATCCGATTTCTTGCTTAGCTATAGTTCTCATCATAGCTTCTGCAATTTTCTGTCCTGTATCTGCGGGTTTTTCGTCCTTAGAACTTTGAACAGTAACTTCTATATTATACACATTACTGCCCGATTGTCCAGTACTATCAGCAGATACACCGAGTTTACCTTTAGAATTTCTGGTCAAAGGTAAAATAGCTTCTGGCCCTGCTTCACCCATTAAACCAGTACCTTTAGCAAATGGGAAAATAGTAGGTTTAGATACTATTGAACCTGAGTAAGCTGAGATACCTGAGCCTGAGAATACACCACCATTAGCATTAGGCCATATTTTAGTAGCACCAGCTCCCCAGAAGTCTGTTCCAGATTTAGAAAAAGTATCTGTAAAGGCAGCACTTTGACCACTACTAAACATATCACCAATCCCACCCATAGCCCAATTAGCTAAAGGTCTGATAATAGTTTTCAAAGCAGCACTAGCCATTTCCTGAGCAATTAACTTCTGAATCTCACCAATCATGGAAGTAATTAAACTAGAGAAAGCTTGTTTAGCTGTCATAGTACCGTTGGCAAAACCTGTGAAAGCATTAGTAAAAGAATCTGAGAATACTTTATCAAAATGTTGTGCTACTGCATCAGATGTAAGTCTAAAATTCTCTAATTCTTCTCTTAGTTTCTTTAAAGCACTACGTTCTTTTAAGTCTACTACACCAACAAGTTCTTCAGTCTTAGCTATTTCAAGTTCTTTAATTCTAACAGCTTCTTCCATAGATGCTATTCTAGCTTCATTAGCGGCAGTTATCTGTTGTAAAGCAGTAAACTCACCTATAGCTCCTGTATTTTTAAGAATGTTAGTTCTTTCTAAAGCGGCTTGATAGTCAGCTTCTTGTAAAGTTCTTTTCTCATCTATATCAGCTATAGCACCTTTCAAAGCAACATTCTGTCTTTCTATTTCTAAGTTTCTAAGAGCAGCAGTATCTCCGGCAATTTTAAACTTTTCTAGCTTATCCCTATTAGCTACATCAAATTGACCTAAAGCAGCTTCACCACCTCTACCTTGGAAAGCAAGTACTTTGGCTTGTCCTTCTAAAGCCATGGCTTGATATGCTCTAGTAGCATCAGTCTTTTCAATAATAGTCTTAGTAGCAAGTTTATTAGCATCAGTTTCAGCTTTAATTAACTCACCATTTAGCTTTTGAATCTTAACTTTATCTTTTTGAGCATAAGCTAACTGTAACTCTTGGTTCAGCATTTCTTTCTGAACAGCTAAATCAGTTTCCTGTAACTGCATCTTTTGAGAGAAATAAGTCTCAATAGACATAGCATTTTGTTGATATAGAATATCTATACTACCTAGAGCTTCTGTAAGGTCAGATTGAATTTGTTTAGCCGCATTTTTGGCTTCTTCTAAAGATGTTTTATATATTTCAGTTAATGCTTTTTTCTGCTCAGTAGTAGAAGTTGCGGGTTCAACTGCACCAGCTTTATAAGTTTCTTGTGGAGAAACCAAAGCTTCTTTATAAGTCTTTTCCCTATCAGCTTTTAAAGAACGTAAAGTAGATTCTTCAATTAAAACTTCTTGATTTACTTTAGCTAGTCTGTCTAAATACCCTTTACTTTTAGTCTGGTCATATTGTTGTTGTAAAGTTCTTTGAGAGTCAGCAAGCCCTTTAAGTTTATCTTCCTGATATTTTATCAGTTCATCTGCACTTTTTACTGCTTGGTTCTGAGAAGCATTATACTCATTTAAAGTTTTTCCCTGTGCTGCTAGACTCTTTCTAAGAACTTCTGTAATTCTATCTTCTAAAGAAATTGTAGCCTCTTTAGCAGCTACTAATTTACCTATTAAAAGACCCAAGCCTACCATACCAATAGTAAAAATGTTACTCTTAAGTACCGTACCAACAGATAGTAAAGCACGTTCAAAAGTAACAGTAGCTCTAGTAGCTAAAGCTATATTTCCAGTGTAAGCTACTAAACTACCAGCAGCAGCTCCAGCCAGCATATTGAAGAAAGTGTTTAAGGTGTTTTGCAATGACTGAGTGTTACTTGTAAAGGCTACCAACTTATCTAATACAGCTGTTAGATTCCTAACAAAATTAGACATTGTTTCTTCACTAGCTTTACCCACGTTCTCGGCAAACAGTGTCCAAGAACCCGTTAATCGACCTAACTCTGCATTTAAACCAGTAGATGCCTTTCTAAATGCCTCACCACCAAAAGTTTTAGCTAGTAAAGCTACGATAGCATCTATATTTCCATGGGCCTCCACCAGACCTTTCTTCATTTCCTCGCCAAGTTGTCTAGTAGTCATACCTAAAGCTACTGCGGCTTGGTTATAGATACCTGGAAGTCTTTGAGCTAACTGTTTAACCATCTCCTCAGCTTGAATCTTACCTTTATTGAAGGACTGAGCTAAAGCTAAGAAAGTACTATCTACAGCATCTGTTGTCATATGCAAAGTAGTAGCAATTGTATTTACATTGGAAAATACTCTTCTAAGTGTTTCAGCAGATTCACCAGCCATTAAGAGAGAAGCTGCAAAATCAGCATAAGATTTTCTTAACTGGTTGACAGAAACACCTGTTCTTTTACCTTCTTCATTTAAGAACTCCAACTCTCTAGCAGCCGCAGCAGCAGTACCAAAAGTAGCAGTTAGAGATGCTGTACTAGACTGTAAATTAATTAAAGCTTTAGGTATAGATAGTAAAGCCTGTTCAGTTAAGTTAATAGCAGCATTATATATTCTATAGATACCAATTACTTCAGCAATATGAGTGCCTAGGCTTTTATGCTTTCTAATAGATTCATCTAAAACAGTATTTTGTTTGCTTAGACTTTCGGTTATAGTCTCTGTAGCACCTTTATTATTAGCACTACCCATTAAAGATAGAGCAGAAAACCCTCTAGCAATTTTTAACTTCTCAGCATCGGGAGAATAAGCAGAGGAAGCAGCTAATTTCTGCATAGTTGTTAAATCAGCGGCTCTATTACCACCAACAGTACCCATAGCAAAAGGTACATAACCTCTATCATCTCTACTCGCTTGTGGTGCGCCAACACCAAAAGCAGCTTCAGCATTAGCTTTTCTAGCAGCTAGAAGCCTTTTATATTCTTTATCCTCTGTTACTATTAAAGCATCTACTGTTTGCTTGATTAAAGCATTTTGGACTTCCTGAGACTTCTTGGCAGCAGCTATTTGGATATCGGTTAAAGCTTTCTCCCTATCTTCTACAAGTTTTACTCGTCTAGCAGAAGTCTCAGCAAGTTTCTTCTCTACTAGATTAAAGTCTGCCACTTCTTGGTTTGCTTTAGCTATACGTTCATCAGTTAATTCATTTAACTTAACTGTAGCATCTTTATAATCAGCATATAGTCTATTGATATAAGTGTTTTTAGTAGCAGCAGTTATATCTTGGTCGATAAACTTCTGCTTTACGGCAGCTAGGTCTTCTTGTAACTTTTCTTCAAGTTTTCTTTGTTTAGAAGCTGACTCTAGTTTAATAGCTGTGATACTATTTTCGCCTTCACGGATTAAAGCTAGTTCTAAGTTAAGGGACTCTTTTAATCTAGTAGTACGTTTTGCTAAGTCTTCTTCAAAACCTTTTTGACGGCTTTTTGCAATTCTGGCAGCTTCAGCATCTATATTCTTAGTAACTTCAACGAAACTACTAGATAACTTAGTAGTCTCGTCTTCTGAGAATTTTGCTTTAGCAGACTTAAAAGCTTTATCTAACTTATCCAGTTCATCAGCAGTTACTTTAATATCATAAGCTATTTTATCTGTTTCAACATTAACAGCTTTAAAGACCTTTTCTATAGATACTCCAGCATCTTTAGCCGAATCTGTAAACAGCTTTAGAGCCGCTTCAGATTGCCCCACATCAGCAACAAGTTTAACTTTCAGTATCTGTTCTGCCATTTTCTTTCTCTTCTAAGATAATGTTAAGGTATCCGCTATGAATATACGGTATTTCAGATAAAGCACTTTCCATAGATACTTTATTCTCTTTAATCAGTTCTATAAGAATGGCTGAGTCAAGTGCATAGTATTCAGATAAATAGTTTCTAGCAATCTTGTAAATCTTGAAGATAACTTCTTTAGTGTCCCAGAGATAAAAAACATCTTCTTCATGGATTTCTTCCTCAACTTCTGTAGTATCTTGTGTAAGTCCAGGAAAAGCAGCTAGTAAAGAATTTACTTTTGCATTACTATCTGCTACTTCCTGTTCATATTTTGCTAATTCAACTATCTTTCCTAAGTACTCGCCAGCCTCTATTAGTTTTTTACTTCTGCTTCACTATAATCGCTATTCAGTAAAGCTTTCTGCAAGGCAGTAATTAGAGAAAGTCTGTAAGGAGCAGAACCCAGATACATATCTAGGAGGACGGCTAGACATTCATCTGCTGTCTCCCACAGACTTTCATTCGGTTTAACTGTTCTAGTATCTGCAACAGATAACTCTTTAGAGTTGCCGTTTTCGTCTTCTAAATCCAGTTTAATCTGTTTCAAGAATACAATTTCATTCTTGATAAAGGTATTCAATTCTTTAGAATCTAAAGTAGTTTCTTTTGAAACAGATTCAAAGATATTCTGTAATTGCTCTAATTTCACTTGAGCAGTTGCTAAGTCATAGCGTTTGAAACCTACTGTGAATGAGTCTTTATTACCCGCAGCATCTTTAGCAGATACTTTAAGTTCAATAGTAGGAGTTTGAAGTTTAATAAATAATTTTACGGCCATTAGATTGTCCTCTAATAATTAAAAAGAGGGAAGATTGGAGATGTTCCAACCTTCCCGAAGGGAGATTACTCGAAAATGATATAGCTTTTGCCTGTATTTCTCATAGATACGTCTTTACCAAAGTAAGTACCAATTTTGGTATCTTTAGTATTGGTAAGTTCTAATCTATCCCATACATAGCTGATATATTTACCTGCGGCAGTACCAAATTTAATCTTAACGCCAAAGAACTGTTCAATGTTAGCTTCTGGGTCAAAGTTAGTAGTACCTGCTTTATCTTCCAGCATGGTAACAGTAACATCAGTAGGAGTTGCACCTTTAGCAAAACCTTCTTCAGCACCTGTTAAATAACGGGTCAAGTCAAAACCAAAGAAGTTAGGAGCTGAACAGTTACCATAAGAGAAAGTTTTAGCAATAGGACCTACTGTTAAAGTAATAGTACCTGTAGGAGCCGCACTAGCAATAGCAACTTTAGTTTGGTAATGTAATACTGCACCAGTACCTGTGCCAATGATGGTAGCTAAGAAAGTACCATTATAAGCAGCGTCAGAAGCACCTGCAACGGTGATAAAGCGAATATCACCAGCAACAGAACCTGTTAATGCTGGAGTCAATGCAGTACTTGCAGACAAAGTAGCTAATTTCTTACCAATAGTACCAGCTAATGAGATTGTGCCTCCAGTTGTAGCTGTAAAAGTACCAGTCATAGGAGCTACTAAAGTAGATACGATGGTTTCTTTTCTAATAGCAGCAGCTAACTGTGATGTTTGATTTACGAAATCAGGGATAACGCGAGTTACAGTAGCAGGGTCAGTAAAAGCACCTTTGAAGTTAAACTTTAAAGAAGGTACTTCGCTGATATTAGCTGTCAAATCCACCATACCACGACAACCTAACATCTTAACTAACTTATCATTAGCCGCATCATCTGGAGATGATTTGCGAATGTCAATAGAAATTGTAGAGTTACTTGTACTGTTATTATCAACAATAACTGTACCAGCAGGATAAGAACCTACAGCAGCTGTGAATACAGAAACTGCGCCACCACAAGCTTGGTAAAGTTCTGAGAAAGGAGCCGCATCAGCAGCTAAAGAGCCACTTAAAGCGCCTAATACTTGTTGTGGTGTATTTAAATTAATATCACCATATTCGTCTTTTAAATAAGTAGTTTCTTCACGGAACAGAGAATCACCGATGAAAGTAATTGCATTAGTTTCGCGTGTGATACCACCGTCAATAGCAGTAGCAGCAACAGCATCAGTACCTACAGGCGCTACATAAGTACCTTCAGTTACTTCTTTAGTTGCTAGTAAAGCTATATTCTTTTCATGGAATTTTACATAGGGCATTATTCTGTTACCTCTTTAGTTGCTGTAGAGTCCACTACAGGTTTTTGTTCAATTACTTGTTCTACTTGAACAGCTACTTCATTTTCTAAACCAATCTTAGTATCTGGTTCTTCTTTGTAGTTGCTGCCACCACCATAATAGCCACTAGCCATAATTACCTCATTAATTAAAAAGTTACTTCAAGTGTTGGAAAACCTATTTTCCATCTATCTAACCACCAGAGATTACCGTTAGCTAAACCCATAACACCACCTTGGGAATAAGTAAAACCAGAATGATATTGCTCTAATGGTTCTGGGTTCCAAGTTATTAACTTAGTGTAGATAGTCTTCCAAATAGTAGGTAGGTCTGAACTTTTACAAACTATCTGAATGTCAAAACTTTGTACTAAGTTCTCGCCATGAGTGTTAAAGAGTGTATGTTCTATAGGGGCTGATGGATTCTTAGAATCTATACTAGCATAGCCGATATAGATAATTGGTAAATCAACTAATTCCTGTAATTCAGGCTCTCTAACTCTTGCAAGTTCTACCGTGTAATTAGTTTCAGCTTTAAGTTTTGTTATCAGTACTTGAACATCAATCATAAAGCTTCCTTGGAAACAAAAATTACATTTAACTTTGACCAGCCAGTTAAATCTGGGATTGGGGGTCTGTCTAGGCTAAAGGTATATCTATAAGTAGTATCTTCTATGTAAAAAGTCATATCTACTATGAGAGAATTTTCATAACAGTCTAAAGTAGAGACTTGGAAAGCAAACTCCTGTCTTTCTACTTCGTAAAGAGTACTTTCACCTTTATATAAGACTTGTGTTTGAAAACCTGGAATACCATAGATTTCAAAGTTATCAAAATATAACTTAGTACCGCAAATTTCTAAAGTTTCTGCTATTGGCTCTACCATGGCTCTAGGTTCCTTACAACGTGGTCTGCAAAAGTATCTCTAAACTTGATTAGGTAAGGGTCTTTCTCATAAACCGAATTAGCCATTTGAGATAAACTAGGGCCAAATAGAATACCCATTTCATCACGTTTACCAGCTAAATCTTCAGGAGTTGGTTCTTTTAACCAAGTATTATCGACTTTACGAGCCATTAAATACTGTTTATCACCAGCAGGTAACTTACCATAGAAGGCTTTAGCTATAGTAGTAGGAGTACCATTTCTTTTAACTCTAACGGCTAACTGTTGGTTAGGTTTCTTTCTTTTTAATCTACCTTTTATAGCTGGAAATTCTTTATAACCAAATCTATTAGGAGCTAAGAAAGAAGAATTAGCAGGAACTAGAGTTTTAGTTACTGGGAATTCCTGTAATAGAATTGGCATAAAGTTATATTCTAAGCCAAATTCTATAAAGCCGACCCCTCTTTTAAAATCAGAAGTAGTTCGTGAGTTTAAAACAGAGTTCAAACTTCTGCGAGTAGCATAGGTTTTACTTACTCGATTGTTTAATACATTATGTAACTGTAAAGCAGTCGTCCCTATGGCTTTCACTAGCTTTTTCTCGATAGTACCAGAGCTAAGTCTTTCTCTTAGTTCGTCTAGTCCTTCGATAGAAGCTGTAAATGCCATAGGGACTTCCTTATATTACATTACTTTCCAACTGACGGTGGAATTAATCTTGCTATGCAAGAACAGTGGAGCAGATTGTCCTTGTAACCAAGGAGTACCAAACTCATCCTCTACCCAAGAGTTCCAGAACATTTCACTAGCTACGAAGTCAGCAGCACCATGTTGGATAGCACCATAAGCTTGGACACCGAAGTTAGAAGCAGGAACCATAACTACCCAACCATCAGGAATAAACTTAGTTAAAGAACTAGCCGCAGAAGTATTACCTTGATAAGCTGCATTGTATGTCCAGATAGGCACACCAGCGATAGTACCACGCAATTTCAAACCTTCTTTAGATTGTTGTTGTGGCAACAAGTCAACTAAGAAAGAAGAAGTAGTAGTAATCAAAGTGCTGATAACTGTAGAGAAAGAAGCATCTTTCTTAACTTGTTCCCAAGCGTTATCTGACATATAGATTTTGGTAATAGGTTCCCAAG